TTAAAGGTGCTCAAGCGGTAGTAACTAAAGCAGCAACTGCTCTGGCACCAAAAGCAGTGTTAGGTTTCTTGCGTCCAATCTTCAAGCGTATTCCTATTGTTGGTGGACTGATTGACTTTGTTGTGTCACTTGCAATGGGAGAACCTGTAGGTAGAGCAGCTGCTAAAGCAATCGGTGCTACACTTGGTAGTGCATTAGGCACACTGATTCCTATCCCTGGTGTTGGCACCATCGCTGGTGGTATCGTTGGTGACTTAGTTGGTGGTGCTATCTATGATGCTGTCACTGGTGGAGCACCACCAGAACCCACTGGAGCGACCCCAGAAGAGGCACAGGCAGCAGGAGCACCGACATCATATGCTGATCAGTCTGGAGGACTTGGATCACCTGACCCTGTTCCCGCAGCGCCGCCAGAGAAGTTAGCATCGGGTGGATTCCTTGCAGGTGAAGCAGGACCAGAGTATAAGTTTGACTTGTCATCCAAAGAAGGAAAGGATGTTGTTAAGAAGGTTGCTAAAATTGACAACAGTGCATTGTCTGCTGCACCATTTATTATTGGCATCACTCAGCAAATGCTTGATAGAATGGGCAGTGATGTAGCACCAATTAGAGCATACATTTCTCAGGAAATGGCACCATTAGAGAAGTTGTTTGGAGCAGCAAACTTCAACGTTTCAACTGATGTAAAAGATGCTCCCAAATCAAATGAAACTAAGGAAGAAAAAAAATTCTCTATACTTGGTGGATTTAATTTATTTGGAGGGAAAAATAAAGGAAAAGGAAAACAAGGTGGAGCAGAAGCAGCAGAAACTATGACAGGTGCTCCAGTCACCCCAGTTAATGTCCCATCAAGCAGAAAAGAGAGAGCAAAATTAGCATTTGCTTTCTATAAGTCAAAAGGATTTTCTGATACAGGTGCTGCTTATATGGTTGGTAATTTACTACAAGAATCTGGGTTGGATCCTGCTGCTAATGGAGATAGTGGAAAGGCATGGGGTATTGCACAGTGGAGAGAAGATGCTGCTTCTGGTGCAAGATGGTTGACATATAAACAGTGGGCAACTTCTAATGGTTATGAGGTTGGAGATTTAATGGCACAACTTGAGTATACTATTGTAGAAGGCAATCAATATAACAATGGTCTTGTAATGATGAAAGGTGACAATGTAGAAGATCATAAAAAATTTGTTGAAGCATACGAAGGATATCAAGAAGTGGGTGAGCGTTTTGGATATGCTCAAGACATTATCAATAACATTCATGAATATAAAGGAGGTCCTACGCCATCAGCACCCACTCCTACATCTGTTTCGCCATCTTCATCCAATGATGAGGAAGAAAATCAACCTGGACCAGTGCCTGAAGCAATGTCAACTCCACCTGCAGCTGCTCCTACAAGACGAAGAACCCAGGGATCTACTGCTGGGGTTGCTGCTAGACAAAGAGAAAGAGAGACTGGAACACCAGGACCAGATCCCAGTGCTCTAGCACCTCTGCCTGCACCGTTAGCAGCAGCAGAAAAGATGCAAGGAGTTATTGTTCAACCAATCATTATAAAAGAAGGTGGTTCAGCAGTCGGTTACTTGAAGTCAGTTGATACTGGTGAGGGAACTTCTAAGATGTATTATAATACTGCAGGTCAACGAACAACCCTAGAAGCATTGAAGCGTGCTAGATTACAAACCAATTGATAAATACATAGGTGATACTAAATTGACTATTTGATTACATAAATTCCGAAAAATTTTTCCCGCCAATTTTTAGCAAAAAAAGTCGAGCATGGCAGCAGGCACAGTAAGTTATCAAGCACCCCAATATGGTAGTCTCGCTTCAGCGGTTGGCGAGAAGATTGGTAGTGCTATTAAACTAGCAGCAGGTGCCAGAAGAAATCAGAACGAAGAGATCAAATCACTTAAAGATATACCTGAAGAAGAAAGAACTGACGAACAGAAAGGTAGATTAAAAGAACTTCTTGAACAAAAAGAATCTCAGGGTAAAGGATTCTTTTTTAAAAAAGCATTAGGCACCGAGTTTGGTGGTGATAGAAGAAGAAGAACCATGGGGTTCTTCCAAAGAGATCCTGCAGATCAGAATGATCCAGCATTAGATAAGAAGAAAAGATTTGAAGCACTACTGAGAGCACAACCAGCTGGTGTTCAAAAAGCACCTGATGCACCACCAGAAACACCAGTAACCAGACAAGATGGTGGTATACTAGGTAGTTTTGCTACTGGTATCATCGAAAAGATTAGTTTGCTTTCTAAAAAAGTAGACGACTTAAAGAAAACTGAAGCAGAGGACAAGACACCATCAGCAGTAGTTAAACTGTCAGAAAGTGTTCGTAATATAAAAACATTCTTCAATAAGAATAATAGTATTGAAGAGGAAAGAATTAAAATTTCTCGCGAGAGTCTAGCAGAGCAAAAGAAATCAGCAGACAAAGCAGAAGCTAGCGAAATTGAAAATAGAGGAGAATCTAGAGATAGAAGAGCAGGACTTGCTGGCATTGATAACAGAAGAGATGGTGGTGAAGGGAAAGGAATACTTGGAACCCTATTTGACTTTGGAATGGATTTGCTGTCAGGAAGAAGACGTGGCAATCGTCCTTCACGTCGTCGCAGATCAGTAGGATCATTCTTTCCAAGTAGGAGAAGGAGAAGAAGTGTGGGAGGAACTGCATACAGTGCTCCCATTGGACCTCAACCATTAAATTCTTCTACTCCATGGGCAGCAAAAAGTCCTGGCGAACGTGGAGGAATGTTTGGACAGGGTGGTTTCTCACCACGCTTACCTGCTAGAAAGTTAGCATCGGGTGGAGTTGTATCTACACCTAAAGGTAGATCAAAGGGTCTTAGTAAACCACCAGAGAAGTTAGCAGACGGCGCTGTTCTAGACAACCCAACTAAGTTTGGAGATAGTGCAGTAGTTCCTAAAAGTGATATGGTATCTGCTGTCAAGCAGGACTCTGGCAATGCAAAGAAAGCACCACTATATGCTAAATTAACTGATGTATCAATTGCTGCCATTGGTGGCGCAATGATCAGTAAGGTTTCTAGTTTTATTGGAGGTCTTTCTGGGGGCGTAGGTAAAATTTTCCGTCCCATTATTCAGAGACTATTCCTCCCTGCTGCAGCTGCATTTGGTCTTCCTGTTAACTTAATTACTGCTATGTTTGGCGGCGAAGCATCTGCTCAAGGAATGTCTATGCATGGTGCGATTCCAACTAGAGGTGGGAATGGTAAGAATGGAACAGGAAATGCAACTAATGCTGCATCCACTGGCAACACTGCAGGTATTTCTGGAGCTGCATTTGCTACTAATGTTGGAAGTATTTCTGGTTATGGGGTATCATCTGGATTCGGATCGAGAGTTCATCCAATTACTGGTGAAGTTAAAGAGCATCTAGGAACTGACTATGGTATTCCGTATGGCGAACCAATTTCCTTGAAGATGGGTGGTAAGGTTGGAACTGGTGCTGCAGACTTTAAGGCACCAGACACTAGCGGTTCTGTATCTGGTATCGTTACTATTGATCATCCAGATGGTAATTCTACTAGATATGTTCACTTGAGTAAAGTTAACGTAAGACCTGGAGAAGAAGTTCGCCCAGGTCAGGTTATTGGTGAAGTTGGTGGAAGACCAGGAAGTCCTGGAGGTGGTGGATCTACAGCAGAACACTTACACTTTGAATATTATCCTGGTGGAAACGCACCCGCCGATGGGGTCCACGTAGCGGATAAATACTTTGGAGTTGGTGGAGATGTAACAGCAGTTGCAACACCTACAACACCTACAACACCCATAAGTAGACCAGCTGCTCCTTCGTCTCCGACTCCACCAGGATCAGCTGCAAGGACTACTGGTGGGAGAGAACCAATTGTTCTATCATCAGCATCACCACCCCCAGCTCAACCTCTACAACCTACTGGCAGAAGTAATCTTCCTGTTGATAACGATGAATATGCATATGATGATGTCGAAATGGGTTGGTAATTTTTAATAACAATGTCAAACTCAAGATTTTTTAATCCTAAAAAGATAACACTCACAGATGTCTCTGGTAAACAGCATGACATGACCTCTGCTGTTGGTATGTTTTCATATTTCGAAAGCATCTTTGCTCCATTTGTTAGTGCCAATATGTTTGTAATTGATAGTGGTCAAAACTTTATTGGCACCCTGCCTATTCAAGGAGGAGAAAAAGTTGTTATTGAATTTGATAATGTAAAGGAAGAATCTGTTGAATACGAATTGGTTGTGTGGAAAGTATACAACAGAAGATTCGAAAAAAATATGCAGTATTATACACTTGCATTAATGTCTGAAGAAGGATTATTGAATCAGTCAGCAAGAGTAATTGATAAGTATAAAGGAAATGCAGAAGCAATCGTATCAGATGTTCTTAAAAATGTATTGAAGACTAAGAAACAACTTCGTAGTGAAACGTCTCAGTTTAAGATGAATCTTTTTCCAAACGGAAGGAAAGCACATGCTTTTATTCAGTCTTTAATGGCGAGAACAGTATCAAAAAATAGTAAATTTAAGAAAGGTGGAGGATCTTCCACTACATCACAAGGTTCTGAACTAGGAGGTAATGCAAAGAAAGCATCTGGAACAGCAGGTTACTTGTTCTTCGAGAACAAAGATGGTTTTGTGTTTGAATCAATGGATAGATTATGTTCTGATGGAACAGATACTTTTGGAGGAACAGGACCAGTAGCAGAATATGTTTCGAGACCTGGAATTGGAGTAAGTGCAGACGTTGCTTTCTATAATATTATAGACTATAGTTTTTCCGATGAGATTGACATTGTAGATAAGTTAAACAATGGTATCTTCTCTACTCATATGTGTTACTTTGACATCTCTTCTCAAAAGTATGAAGAGTATAACTACGATATGAGAAAGACATTTAATAACATGTCTCACTTGGGAAGTCAAGATATTTTAGGAAAGTATCAGAAAGAATTGAGTGAAAAACCTAGTCGTGTCATGAGCATTCTTTTAGATCATGAAGCATGGTATTCAGATGAAGGAATTGCAAACCCAGAAGAAGATGGTGATGGGGAATTTCCAGATCATGCAAAATACTACACTGCTCAAGCTATTGGTAGAAGATATCTAATGGACAATCAAAAATTAGAGATAGAAATTAGTGGTAACTCAGACTTAAAAGCAGGTGATAAAATTAAAGTGATGCTTCCCAATGTATCAGCAGAAGCACTTAGAGAAAAGCAACAATATGATGAAGAGAATAGTGGAACTTATTTAATTTCTAAAGTAGCACACCACTATCAATTGATAAAAGAAAGTGGTGAACCAGAGTTTATTACTAAACTGAGACTCATTCGTGACACTATGGGCATCAAAGAATATGATTCCAAGGTTAAATAAGAGTAGGACTTATTAAAATATGGACCAGTCTTTAGCATCGCTATATCCTATACATCAAATTGGTTCTGACGGATTCTCTTGGTGGATCGGTCAGGTAGAATCCAATAAGAAGGATGACCCTAAAAGGTCTGGTAGATATCGTGTGCGTATCATTGGACAGCATCTAAAGACTGGAGACACTGCTACACCTACTGAAGAGTTACCATGGGCACATGTGATGATGCCTGTTACTACACCTTTTATTGAAGGTGGAACTGGAGGTGCTTCTCCTGGTCTGAAGCGTGGTTGTTTTGTTGTAGGATTCTATCTTGATAATGATAAACAGAAACCTATTATTATGGGATCTGTTGGTGGTGTTAAAGGTGCCACTAAAGAATCCAACGATGATGATAATCCTTCTGCACCTCTAAACTTCAAGGCAGTTAAAGATCCAAAGACTAATCCAAAACAAAATAGATCTGTTGATACACCAGAAGGTAAAAATAAATCTGGTGGCAACACAGACAAAGGTGTGATTGATGCTGACCAGGCAGACAAGAAAGGTGGAGCACCACCAGTTCTCTTAGCAGCGTATGCAAAGCACTCAGAAACAAATCCTACTGGTGGTAAGAGTTGCGTTGTCATTGCTAATCCTAATTGCGGACAAGAAAATAATTTAAAGAGTGGACTCACCAGAATCATGGGTGACCTGCTTGCTGCCAACCAAGCATCGGGAGGACAAATTGGTGACTTCTATGTCAGTAAGATCAATGGATTGCTTTATGATGGAGTAGGACAGGCACGTTATCATATCGGTCGTGTTGTTAGACTTGTTAAGAGTTTTATTGCAAGAGGAAAGACAGAGATTGTTAAGGCACTGCGTGGCGCTATTGATTTTCTGAATGATAGTATTCTAACAACAGAAGCAACGGTTGGTTACGTTGCACAGGGACCATATAAAGATCCAGAGGAAGCATTTAAACCTATCAAAGAGAAAAGCAATAGACTCAAGAAAGTCAAAGAAATTTTTGATGAGATTTTTGAAGACTTAGGATGCAGTATTGCAGACATCACAGATACTATTGCTAAGTTCATCACGGATCTCATCATGGGATTCTTGACCGATGTCTTTAACAATGCTGCATGTTTTATTGATACTTTGATTGATGGTATTTTAAATGAGATTTTAGCACAATTTGATGCATTAGTTGCAAAGATTCTTGCACCTATCCAAGCAATTCTTGATGCTATTGCAGCACCATTGAACTTTATCGGTGGTATTATCAGTAAGTTTATGAAGTTGCTTGGCATCACTTGCACAGGACCAAAGCAAAACTGCGAACCTATTCAAGAAAAATGCACAGACTGTGGAACAAATGATGGTCAAGATGATCTAGATAAACTTTTAAAAGCAATTGAATCTGGTATTGGAGATCAATCTCTATTTGTCTGTGATGAATCGAAACAAGTTCAAGCTCCACAAGAAGCAGCAGTTACATTTATCGGAGGAATTTATGACGATCCCACTATACCTCCTTCCAATGTAACTCCAGATGATGATGACGATGATTCTACTATCGACTATCAAGTTCCACCTATCGCCCCACCAGACGATGAAGACGATGTAGTAGATGATACTGATACAGATGCACCAGTAACTCCAGTATTTCCTGACGATGATGATGATGAGGATCCTGTAACTCTACCCGATGATGATGTTCCATATGTTGATGTTTATACAGAAGATTCTATCTATCAAGAAGGAGAAACCGTAGTATACAACATTGTAAGTTCTAATGTTCCCGATGGAACAGAATTTGATTATACTTTAAGTGGTCCTTCTATTACTGAAAGTGATATTGATGGTGATCTTACAGGAACATTTACCATCAGTGGCAACCAAGCAACTGTTAGTGTAATACTTGCTTCTGATGATGAGATAGAACTATCACCAGAATTACTGACATTTACTGCTACATCTAGTGTAGATGTAACAGATGAAGACGGTCTTGTCACTACATATCAACTTGACGCATCAACTGATGTTGTAATCGATTCAAACCAAGAGTTTCCTGACGAAGAACCAGATACATTAATTCAAACATGGAATGTTACTACTGATAAAAAATCATATCAAGAAGGAGAAGATGTTCTTGTAACTGTTACTACTCAAAATGTTCCTGATGAAACTGAGGTTACTTATTTTATGATCGGTGCAAATGTAACTAAAGATGATTTTGTTGCTAAGAGTTTAACAGGAACTTTCAAAGTAGTAAATAATGTCGCTGCATTTGTTATCGGCATCGAAGATGATGCAGAAGTAGAAGGAAATGAAACTGTAACATTATTACTATCTGGAAAAGGTGCTAGCACAAACTTCACAATCAAAGAAGATGGTGAAGGTGGAGACAATGAGGACATTGATCCCTCATCTGCAGAAGAAGATGACTTTATTCCAACGAAACCAGTCGCTGGCAATCCTATTACAGATGAGAACGGATCGATCATTGAGATTCCAATTAAAACACCTGGAGGACCATATCAGAAAGCACCAGCAGTTATTATTACTGGAGCAGGATATGGAGCTGGTGCAGTTGCTCTTCTAGATGATAGAGGATTTGTCAGTGAAGTTAGAGTAACTAGACAGGGAGTTAACTATCCAGTGAATTCAGCAGAAAGTAATAGCTTGTTGTGTGTTGTTGATTCATATACTATGCTTTCTCCTGGATCAGGATACACAACAGCACCAACAGTTCTTGTTAATGGTCAACGTAATTTAGCAGAGGCAATTATTGATGAAAGAGGTTTTGTTGTAAGCATCAGAAATACTGATAGAAGCAAGCGTTATACTTCTATGCCAGAGATTATTATTTTTGGTGGCGGTGGAGCTGGCGCTAAATTCCTACCAAACATGGTTTGCCTAGATAGTAATGAACTTGAGCGTAATGGTTACGCTAAGATTGGAACAGGTTCCTACGTGGATTGCCCATAATGTCAATAAAAAATGCTACTACGCACCAACCAAGTGCGAATCAGAAAAAACTACAGAATAAGGGTGCTGCAAGACCAGAAGGTGCTGCAGATTTAGAGGAAGGTCAGTTTTGTAATGATGACTTTCATGTCATTGCAACAAAACATGGATGGACAATGGGTTCATACACTAACAGTGATGGATCTACTGGATTTATTTTATCAAATGGTCAGTCAATGTTCCATTTTGATATTAATGGAAACATTGTTCTTGCAACTGGCAAACCAGGACAATCAGGATGTGGTGGTAAAGTAGTTATCCACTCAAATAATCACCACGAGTCTACTGGTTCATATAATCTACATGTCAAAGGTAACGACGAAGAATCTGAAAAAGAGGGCAGTGCTGCTACAGGAGATGTAAAATCTACTCCAGCATATTCAATTTACGTTGAAGGTGACGTTGCTATTGAATCTCAGGGCGGTGATGTAGGACTCAAAGGTGACAACATCACTATTAATGCTATTAACAACTTGATCTTAAGAGCAGGAGAAAATATCAACCTTGAGTCTGGTGAAGGTCAAGGTAAAATTA